GAATGGAAAGAACGGGGATTGATGCCGCCCATGAAGCCGGAAGAAACGCCGCAATTTGCTTTTTCAGATTTGCAAATGACACTATACAACACCATTTATATTTAGACAGGAAAGGACGGCACTATGATTTTAAAGGAAATACAAAATTTTGACCTTAACCAAATAGCCAATTCCGGCCAATGCTTCCGTTGGAAGAGAACCAGGGAAAATGCCTATTTGGTTATACATAAAGACAAGGTTGTTACCGTTTCACAGTTGGGCGGCGGTGCGTTCCGCCTGGATTGTAGCGAAGAGGATTTTACAAATACCTGGAAACAGTATTTTGACCTTTCCGAAGATTATGGAAAAATCATAAAGAGCATTGACCCAAGGGATGAATATTTAATGGCAGCAGGACAAGCCGCCCAAGGCATCCGCATTTTACGGCAGGACCCGTGGGAAACCATAGCGTCTTTTATTATCAGTCAAAGAAATAACATCCCCAGGATAAAGGGAACCATTGAAAGACTTTGCCAAGTATACGGCCGGGGCATCCCGTATAACGGAAGCCTGGTTTATGCATTCCCAACCCCGGAAGCCATAGCCAATGCACCCAAAGAGGAATTGGAAGCATTGGGGGCATATTACCGGGCGGAATATCTGATTGAAGCGGCAAGAAACCACCAGGGCCGGACAGATGCCGGAGCGGCCGCAGACCGTGAGGAAGCATACAAGACCTTAACGGGATTTCTGGGGATTGGCCCCAAGGTTGCAAATTGTATTTGCCTTTTTGGATTGCATTTTACAGAAGCGTTTCCACGGGACACATGGATTTCCAGAATAGAAGAAAACCATTACCACGGACATTTCCCGGTCCATAAGTACCCAGGCACCGCCGGAATTATGCAGCAGTACATGTTTTATTATGAGCGGATGCAGCAGGGTAAGATTTGAAAGGCGGTAGACTATGGCGGAATTGAAAGTGGAAGTAAAAGTTTTAGACATGCCGGAAGTAAAAGCCATATTGGCACATTATAAAAAGATTTCCAGGCGGCGTGCCTGGGTAAACGGTCAGAGGACCGGGAAAGCGAGGAAAAGAGGATGGAAAAGAGGATGGAAAAGAACATGACACCAACCAACGGAATTGTGGAGCCGGATTTTTTAGAATATCTCAAAAAGACATTTAAGAAATGGCAGCAGTTACACGCCGAGGGCGTAACACTGGGCGGCCGTGAGATTGCCAAATTGACCGCCACCGTGCAGGGGGCAAAATTAAACGCACGTTTTGGATTTGAAGCAATAACACACCGGGGACTGGATGACGAGGGCCAGGACCGTTTTACACTTATGATTTATAAGAACCGGGAAGCGGTGGAAACGGAAAAGCCGCTTTATCATTTCACTACACCAATTTACAGATAAGAAAGCGAGGATAAAAGTATGGGATTTATGGATGGATTTACAAGTGAAGGCACCGTGGACATGAAGCACACGGAATATTACAACCTTATGAGAGAAGCGACCAAGGCGGAACTGATTGGCAATGCAGTAAAAGCAGACGTGCCGGGCTTTTATATCCAGGCAATGATTACCGGGAAAAAGCCGGAGTTTCTTAACACACTGGATGCAGAAGAGGAAAGCACGGGTTTTCATGCAGAATATGAGCAGATTACCGGGGCGGTGGTTACGATTTTTGAAGCCTGGATGAAAGAAAACGGCGTGGAGAGTACCGCCGCATCCTTACACCGCCTTATTGATACACTTGCCCAAAACCGTATTGAGGAATTGCGGACTATAAAAGTAAACCAGGAAGAACACCGGGAGCAGATAAAAGCGGCGTTTGAAGAAATGGAAAAGACTATGGGAGCCATGGCGAAAATGCCGCCTATTACCGTGTGTATGGATTTTGGAAGTAAGAAAGACCAGGCGGCAGCAGTGGAACCGAAAGAGAGTAAGGGCCAGGCCGTGGATTGTTGGAGTTGTGACACATGCGGCCATCATACGGGACTGAAATGTGATGCCGACAAATGTAAGGAATGTGAGGACGGAAGCAATTACACCCCGGAGAAGAAAAGCCAGGCAGCAGGGGAACGAGTCCAGGAAAGTGAGGACAAGGAAGAATGATTGTAATTTGCAATGATGCCATCAACCGGGCAATTAAATACCTGGAAGAAAACCATTCTGTAAAAGAAAAAGTATATTTACATATTGCAGAGGGATTTGACTGTATCGAAAGCCCAGACGGCCAAAAGGGATTTGGTTGTTACATTCCGTCTGAAAAGAGTATTTACCTTGCGGAAGAGATACCAGACAAGGAAACAAGCATTATAGAAACCCTGGCACATGAATAC